CCACAATTAGCTCCAAGTTGTCTTTGACCAAAAGTATAAGGTGTGCCAATAAATTGAATACCGTGTAGTGAAGTATCGGTCCATACAAGAATTTGACCTGTTGATTTTACTGCTCCTACAATTCTTGAACCATCAGCAATTCTAAGTGAACCAGCTTCGTTTTCTGCAGTAGGTGCAAAAATAGTCAAACTCTCTCTATCAGCAAATCTAAAAAATAAATCATCTTGTGTAGCGGAATTTGCAACAGTAGTACAAGTTCCAAATAAAAATAAATGTCGTGTATCAGCAGAAACTAAATTAAAACGAGAAGCAACTGGTGCTGTCGCACCAAGGCTCACGGCTCTTACACTTAAACCTGAAGAAGTATCCCATTTATACGTTCCACCATCTAAAACAGTTGCTACCAAATCTTCACCAAAATTATCTAAAGACCAATTTCTTCCTTGAATAGTTACACTGGACGTTGCACGTGGTGTGCCCCAAGTACTTAATCCCCATGTTGCCACGCCCCAACCATATCCATAAGTAGAAGCTGTTGGCCCAACATTAATTTGATACTTAGCCGTAACCGAACCGCCACCCGCTGCAGTGGATCCTGTAGCATTTGATGGAAAAGTAATTGTGTAACTATTAGCATCTATAACTGTTGTTATTTCAAATTCATTATTAAATTCTAAACCATCTACAACATTATTCGTGCTTCCATCAGTAAAAGTAACAAAATCTCCTTCGATAGCTCCATGATTGGCATCCGTAACTGTAACCCCTGCACCGCCACTTGTTGTTTCAAAAGGATTAGTTAAAGAAGCTGTTTCTCTAATAGGTGTAACATCGTGCAAACTTCCTTCTGAATATACATAAAGTTTTCTATCTGTTCCTAAAGCTAAATACCTTGTGCCATCAAGGCTTATCCATGAATGAGTGTCTCTTACTACTCCAATAAGAGTTTCATTAGGATTGGGAAGATACTCCCATCCTTTCCATCTTTCTGGTTTTCCGTAGTGAAAACGTACAAATTCAGAGTTTGTATATCTTCTTTGATCTCCCGCCGCGTAAGAAGAGTCTTGTTTGTCTACACCAGGTTGAAATTTTAAATCAGTTAATTGCATGGCTGATTATTCTAACCTATTTTATTTAAAATCTAAAGGTCAATTTCTGGTTCAAACCATATAATAATGGAAAATCTCGGAATATTGTTTTTTGCCGTATATAATAAAGGGGAGTGAAAACAATCAGAAGCGTTAAATAAAACGGCTCTGTTGGGATAACAGCCAATAGCTGTATTTAAGTCAAAACCTTTATCAATAGGCTTGTAAAAACCTGTTCCAGCATTCAAATTAGAATCTCCGTTTAAATAAATGATAAGATGCTTTTCTGTTGTAAATTGTAATTTATCAATATGTGGAAGCGGTTCTTTTGTGTTTACTAAAGTAAAAGCAGCTAAATGAAGATTTTTTACCCCGACTTTAAAATGTTTTATAATAGATTTTTCTAAATCTTTTAATAAATCATCGCCTTCGTATATTTTATTTGAATAAAAAACATGTTGAGTTTCAGCATACGTTATTTCTTTCCCATAATCTAAAGTAGTGCAATAAACAGATAACTTTTCAAATAAATGTTTAGGTAAAAAATTATCTTTTACTTGTAAGTCTAAGTTCATGTTTTTTCTTTTACAAATTGAGTTCCTACGTTACCTTTAAAAACATACGTTCCGTGATGATTTAACCCACTAACAACATCAGCATACACACTCCCTCCAATTTTTTGCCATAATCTACAAAATGCATAATCCTCTGATAAATATCTCTTAGTTTCAGGTTCAATCATAGTGTCAAAGAATGCATAGTTCCAATTAGATGTGTCATGATAACTGAATTGAGTATCGTGAGGTTGATTTAAATGTTGATCAGATTTAAATTTTAAATCAGGATAAGCTTTTGCCATTTTTTCAAATACTTGTCTTTTTATCAACATAAAACCTGTGGCACCGTCTATAGCTTCTATAAAACCTTTTTTAACTTCAATTCTTCCAGGGTTTTTAACAGTTAAATTATATTCTAAAGAAGCTGCATGAAGTTCATCTAAATCAATATTAGGATTATCAATAACTCTTTTTTTTACTTTTCTCCAATCTATAGCTTTCCGTGGATATATTCCTGTTACTACGTCTTCATCTAAATCTAACATTCTAAAAACTGATTTTTCGCTAAATCCAATATCAGCATCTATAAAAAGAAGATGTGTATAATTACCAGGATCATCCATAAATAATTGAACTAAAGTATTTCTAGCTCTTGTTATTAAAGACTCATTTCCAATAGTTCCAAATTGTAATTGTATATTTTGTTTAGGAGCTTCATTTACTAAACGTAGACAGCTTTTAAAATAATCAGCTGTAATCATCCCACCATAACAAGGCGTTCCTATAAAAATTTTTGTCATGCACTCTCCCATACAGATAATGACAAAACTATTCTTTCCGTAGGAGAAAAAACATGATGTAAATTGTTTTTGCATATATACAAAATATCACCAGGACATACTTTAATATCTTTACCATCTACGTGATAATAAGTATTTTTATATACTCCTAAAATCAAAACATGTTCTCTATCAACATGGCTTTCACCCCTTTGACCTTTGGTAGAAAAGAAAAAATCTAAATTACCTAAATTAAATTTAAGAATATCTTGAAGAACATTAGATATAAAAGAAAGATAACTATTAAAAAATGAAGAAGTTTGTTCATTTACAATATTACAAAGAGAAAAAATATAAACATTTTCTTTTACACTGTAATGACCAACTGGATAAACATTTAAAAAATCATACAAACTATTAAAATCAAAGTTTAATCCAAATGATTTAAGATTGATTGCATTCTTAATTAATACATAACTTTTATTTTTATATGCTTTTTTAATTTTGTTTTTCATTTATAAAAATCTCCTGAGTAATATGGTTTAAAATATTTGGTTTAAAAAAATCAAATTTTTTACAATTTTTAACGTGTGTCGTAATACTTACCAGTGTGTTATAAGCTGACTCACTTAACAAATTTGAATAACACGGTGAATTACAAACAAAAATGTAATCAAATTTTTTAAATTTAACATCTTCTATATCGTATGTTATGTGTAACATGTCATCGTGATTTTCTCTAAAAGAATCATAATTGGCTAACCAATATGCGTTTTCAATAAAATTTTTATGTTTAAAATAATAACCAAGCCAATTAGATGATTTAAAAGACTTAACTGGTAGCTGATTAGCATGATACCAAATATCGTGATGATGATCTATATTAACTAAGTCTATAGTCTTTTTTTGTTTTAACAAAGGATCTAAAATGTAAAAAATATTGGCATGTGCTTGAGAAAATAAAATATTTTTAATATTAATATTTTCTACATAATTTAAATAAAATTTTATTAAATTTTCAAAAGACACAGGAGATTGAACATAATCAGTATCAATTGATAAAATGTTAAGCTTACTCATTTAACTCCAAATTTAAAAACCTATCTACAATGTTTTTAGGTTTTATTTCAACGCAATACGGATATTCAGAAATTATGTTAACGTTTTTATCATAACCAAACATATGTGGTTTTGATGTTCCCCATAAAACAATTCCTTTTTTATTAAAAGATTTATTAGAACATATGTGTTGTAAGCAACTGTCGATAGAAATAAAAGAAAGACAGTATTTAGCCAGTATCATAAAATCTAATTTGTCAGTAAAAATAGATTGAGTTGTATTTAACAATTGTTCTTGTTCATTATTATGTCCAAAAACAACAATGTTTATATCAGGTAATGCTTCTTTAATAAGATTAATTAATTCTTGACCTTCATGATAATTTCTACCAGAATTTGAAATGTTATAATCTTCAACCATAACGCCTTGTCCTCCAGTAAACTGAACTAAAATAAATTTTCCAAGTTTTAATATTTCTTTTTGTAAAAATTTTTCTCTTTGTTCATTAATAACAAAATTTGGAATTTTTTCTATATTTTCAAGATTGTACATTTCTGCCCAGTAATCAATAATATGACGATCTCCTTTTAAAAAATTTGTTTTGTAAGGGTCTTTACAGATTATATTATTATAATTATTAAAAAGTGTATGAGTGGTGTCAATTATGGGTTGAAGAACATACGTAGACGAGGAGGCAACTCTTTTGTCAAATGTAAAAAGTTCAGGATAACCACTGTTTAAACACAATTTATTTTTTATGGTTAATGCATCAAATAACGCAGTAAATTGTAAATGTTTACCAACACCGCCTTCAACTATATGTAAATCAGGTATATTATTTTTCACTATAACTTATTGTTAGGTACTCTATTTTTTTTAACCATCCTTTGGGTATGGCTATTGCACCCCCACCTGTAATGTCATCTTTGTCTTTACTGTAAGATCTCATAATAACTATTCTTTCATCATTATTGGTAACCATCCACCCTACTTCTTGACATGTAGCTAAGTGAGCATTTAATACGTCTTTTATATCAAGCCATCCTGTTTCTGTATCGCGAGCATCGACCCACGTCACACGGACCATTGGTGCTTTATTTATATCAAACATTATTTCTTTTTATTATAAAATTCTTTTCGTTTTGCAGTTTCAGCATTTCCTACTTGAGGAGCATCTTCTTTTTTAATTAATTCTAAGTTAAAAGAAACAGATCTACGTTCTTCGTTTTGTGTTCTAAACGGATACACGCCATGTGCTAACCAATGAGGAAACAAAAATATATCACCTACTTTAGGTGAATGTTGATGTCTGTGACCACTAAAAGTAGCTGCTTGACCGTTAAACCAACATATATCTCCCACTGTTGGATAATGATCTTCCTTGGCATATTCTTCGGGTAAACTTTTTGGCACGCGTAAATAACATACACCAGATAATTGACCTTCATGTATATGAAAAGGATTAAAGTCTCCAGCCCATTGACTAACAACCCACATAGATTGAATAACCATTTTACCCACAAACTCAGGACTAATAGTTTCACTTGCTGGTGGAATAGAAATATAATTCTTAACCATTTCTCCTATTAAACTTATCATAGGTTGAGCTTCAGGAGAACCAAGCCACGCAGGATCATAACGTGTTTCTTGTTTAACATTACCTGCTAAGTGAGGAGCGTGATCAAATTCTTTTGAATATTTTTTATCATTCATCATCTCTGATGCTTTATCATCCAGCAACTTAACTAATCTGTCAGGCATTTTTCCTTTAACAATAGTAGGACCAAATGGTCTAATAGCCTCAAATTTAATTACTTCTTCTTCCTGTTTTGCCATAACTTCCTTTCTACTTGCAAATATGTATTGTCATATAGCAATAATTTGCCTATAAATATACTATTAAATAGGCTTATTCAAGGTCAGCCTCCTTGCATTTTGTTAACAATATCATGAATTGCTAAGGAGTACATGTTAAAATCAGTTTTTAGAAGAATACGTAAAGGAATAAAAGACATAGGAAGTTTTGCTGAAGATAATCCTTTGATTACAGCAGGAGCAGCAGCATTTGGTTTACCCGCTTTATTTGGTGGAGCTGGTGGCGGTGGAGGTTTTAATCTTTTTGATTTAATAAAAACAGGAATTGGTAGCTTCGGTGAAACACAAAATAAAAGAGGTCCAGGAGCTTTTATACCAGGCAAAGGTTTTTTAGGTGGAATTCAAGATATATATCAAGGTCTTTCAGCTAAAGATAAACTTAGTGGAGGTATTAGTTTATTAAATACTTATTTAGCTAAAAAACAATTTGATCAAGAAAAAGCAGACGAACTTAGAAGAGAACAAGAAATAAAAGACAGATATAATTTGGTTTCTCGAAAATTTGGTACTGAAGAAAACCCAGAATTTACAGGGGGAACACCTTTTGTAGAAGATATGATTAAAGGAACTGTATATGATCCTGAAACAGATAAAATGTATGATTACTACGATCGTGATACAGATACATATGGTTTTTTTGAAGCAGATGATGAAGGAAGAATTACAGGTAGAAATCAAGGTGGTATTGCTCAATTAAATGTAGGTGGCAATCCAAGTAATACAATGAGTTTTAAATTACCTGTTCGTCGAGCTACTGGGGGCAATATGAACGGTAATTCAGGTATAGATCCTCAAATATTTGATCCTCGTATGAGTGGAAATCAAATGATGAACCAAATAAAAAAGAATCCAGGTATAACAGAATTTTTTCCTCCAAAGTTTGGAGAAATAAGAGGACCAGGTGGTCCAAAAGATGATAAGATTCCAGCAATGTTAAGTGACGGTGAATTTGTAATGACAGCTAAAGCAGTCGATAATGCAGGAGGACCAAAAGCAATGTACGGTTTAATGAATGCATTAGACCCTGAATCTTCTAAAGGAAAAGGGATTATCTAATGGCTGTTTCATACGGATTTGCACAACCGCCTGCGTATATAGAAGAATTTCAACGTAATCTTTTACAAGGCGCTTACGATAAAACTAAAGACGCAGATCCAGCGGGTATTGCTAAACAAGGAATTGTTGGTTTTCAACCATTACAAACAGGAGCTATTACAGGAACAGCAGGATTATATGGTATAGATCCTACAACGGGATTACCAACAGGAACAGGTGCAGCTTTTGATCCTTATTTTGCTCAAGCGCAACAAGACATTGGAACAGCAAAAGCAACAACAGCAATGGGAATTCCTTCGTTGCAAGCAGCTCAAGGACAATATGATCCATCAACAAGTAATTACCAACAATTTTTTAATCAATATCAAGCAGACGTAACTAAAGAAGCATTAAAACAAATGGATGAGCAAGCAGCTCTCCAAAAAAATCAATTACAAGATCAAGCACAACAAGCAGGTGCTTTTGGCGGATCACGAATGGCTGTTCAAGAAGCAGAATTAGATAAAAATATTTTAGATATTAAATCTAGAAGAATCTTTCAAGATTTAGCACAAAACTTTCAACAAGCTCAAGATAAAGCTATTGGAACTTATGAATCAGCAGCTGGTAGACGTTTACAATCAGCCCCTGTATTTGGTCAAATTGGACAACAACAAGCTGGTCTAGGCGCACAAGTCGCGGGCCTCGGAACACAACAGTTTGGAATGCAACAACAGGGTCTTGGATCATTATTTACTTTAGGTGGGGCAGAACAAGCACAATTACAACAAACTGAAAACGAGAAGTTTAGACAACAACAAATGTTACGACAAGAACCTTACAGACGAATGGGCTTCTTCTCTGATGTTATGCAAGGCATTCCATCTTATCAACAAACTATGCAACAACAAACAGGTGCATATACTAATCCTTTACTTGGAGCAATTGGTGCAGGTCTTGGTACTTACGGTATTTTATCAGGTAATAATCCAACAGGTGCTTTTGGTATGGGGTCTTAGGAGGATAAATGGCAGATGAAAAAGAAACTGTAGATATTTTTGATTTGAGTGGGGAGTTTAACTTCGGGGAAGCACCTACTTCTGTAACAAAAGATCCAATGGCATATTTTCAAGATCTACTGGTTACAAAAGATGATTATCCTAAAACACCAACACTTAGCGATGCAGAAATAGAAGCTTTATATGCGCCTTCTGATTATAGTGGTCAAAAAAAATTAGCGTTAGCTCAATTTGGTTTTGGGTTAATGAGACCTACTGAACGTGGAAAAATAGGAGCCGCACTAGCTCCTGCAGGAGAAGCATTAGCTGGAAACTTAGCTAAGATACAGCAAGCACAAATGGCGGAAGCAAGCGCCAATCGTAAAGGCATACTAACAGCAAAGATGCAGCAAAGAGCAGCCGAGATAGCAGATCAAAAAGCTATTATGGATATTAATCGCGGAGTAAGAACAAGCGTGGCTAATGCTCTTTATAATAAAGATATTGCAACAGACGCCGCATCTATGAAAGCTTA